CAATTATCGTTAGGGTTAAGGCGCTTTTGTATTCGTTTTAAGTGCTGCTCATAAAAATCAACTGCTCGCCTTTGCGCCCCGGTGGTAACCGGGTTACTGGCACTAACCTCAATATTTCGGCGCTCGGCTTTTATGAGTTTAGTAACTAATTTGCGGTCTGCGGACTCAAGGAATACTTTTAAGTCAGCCATCACTTTGCCATCCCTAAAACATTCTCTTGGTAATACTGGCGTGGACTTTTGCAGTTTTTCAATGCAGTAGCCATCTGCTTTTGATTTATGCCTTTGCGGTCAGCATATTCCAGCAGGTCTACAAAGCCTGCCTGCCCATTTTTATTAATAAATTCCTGAGCTTTCCTAACCCAAAACTTCTGGTATTTGCCAAAGTTGTATTTTACTAGCTTGTCATGCACATATAGGCGCAAATCAGCTTGGACCTCTTTGACTTTTTCAACAAATTTATAAGTGCCGTTTTTAATGGCTTTGCACAGGCTGCTAAAGTAGCGGCTTGGCTGTTCAGCTTTCATGGCTGCCTCAATCATTTTGCCCCACTCATCAGCCTTGCCCATTTTCTCTAGGCGTATCTGAATACTCCTGTAAAACGGTAAAAAGCGCTGGTCATCAATCAGTGATGCAGCATCGCCTAACCTCTCTAGCATGGTTTTTTTTCTTTGGTCATTAAGACTGTAAGACATAAGTTTTTAATACCCTCCAATTCATTTGTCTTGGGTTTCAATATAGCACTAAGCAAAATGAATTAGCAAATATGCTAGTGGATAAGTCCTGTGGAAATGTGGATAACCCATAATTATTAAGTGTTTCTATATAGTATGTAAAAATGTTTTTTATAAACATATCTATATAGTATGTAAAAGCTAAGAATTAACAGAGGTCATTAACCGCGTGAGTGAGTAAGCTGGTAAAGAAATGCGCTGTGGTTTCGGACTATCCACTTAATGCGGTACTTGTGAAACTCGCGCTTATTAAGCAGCTCGCCGCCTGAGCGCACTGGTAGAAACTCGCCGGGATTGTAGCGGTAATATTTATCTTGAATGATTGTTTTTATGTTTTTCATAACAGTACAATAGTAGCACACAATGCCCTTTTTGTCAATGTGTCAATATTGACATGATTTACCTTGAGCATGATAAACTCTAATGGTCTATTAATATTTTAGGAGACAAAAAGCGAGCCGCGTTATCTACCCTACCTTGAGGCTCATGGATTATGAAACTGATTATATCTACAATACTTGCGGTTGCCATTTTAGCGACACCCCAAGTAGTTGCAGCGCAATCAACATTGCCACTATCTGAGCAGTTTGACTTCTTTAGCCTGCAGGTGATTGATAAACCTAGCACAGCGCTCATCATTCCACATAAAGAAACTAAGCCGGCTGCAGAGCCTACAAAGCCTGCGCCGGTTGTTTATATTGTGGTCAGCGGCGATAACCTCACTAAGATTGGTACAGCTCATAATGTGGAATGGCAGCGGCTGTGGGCTAAAAACACTCAGCTCAATCACCCGGACCGCATTAATGTAGGTGACCAAATAACCATTCCTGAGCCGTCTGAGCAGCTATCACGCGAATTACCGGCAGTTGTGGCACTTCCGGCTGCAACACCCAATGCAGCGCCTGTGCGCGACTATGGCGGTGGTAATACCTATGACTATGGTTACTGCACTTGGTATGTAAAAAACCGCCGGGGCGCATCCATCCCTAATAGCCTTGGTAATGCCAATACTTGGTATAGCCGGGCTGCAGCGGCTGGCATGTCTGTAGGCTCTGAGCCTAGAGCCGGGGCTGTTGGTACTACTACTCGCGGCTCACTAGGTCATGTTGTCTATGTGGAAAGCGTAAACGGTGATGGCACAATTAATATCTCTGAAATGAATTACAAAGGCTTTGGTGTTCAATCAAGCCGGACCACTAGCGCCAGCGAGTTTGTATATATCTACTAGATAGCGCCCATTTGCTCTAAAACTCGGTAGCAATGCAGGCAGACTTTTTGTATGGGTAGTCTGCCACGCGCAAACTTTTGCATATTTTTATGGCGGTCACACTCCGATTGCTTAACTATCGCAAGCACAGAGCTAGACTGCTCAAGGCGGCTTATAAAATTAGTAACAGCCTCCGGGCTATCAAGATTGATTACAGGCATTGCAATAGTATTATCCATTTCTATAATCATGCTGCATCATCCGGTGGTAGCTCATCGCCAAACCACTCGCGGTATAAAGGTGTGATAGCCACACCGCCAATTTCACCCGGTCTGCGGATTGGTATTACATCAGCCATAGCCTCATCATTCTTGGCTAGAGCATCCGCTATCTGCTCATCAAAATCATCAAAGTTAAAACCTCTACTCATTTCTGTCATAGTCAAACTCCAACTGGTTAGGGTCATCGTAAAGCTCGCGGTCTAGCATTGCTGCGCCGCCCCTATAGTGATTGCTCATATGGTCCGGGGCTTGTGCCGGCAAAAAACTTACTAAGCGCCCTAAACACCTGCCTAGCTTTTCCAGCCTTGGAAATAATGTTAGCTCTGGCATTGGGTTTGGGTCTTTTTCCATAAGCAGTATTATGCTACCTCGGCACTATTGATGCAAATGGCATGTACTCACCCTTGAGGTCATACATCAGTTTAAGTATTTTGTGAGGCTTGCCGGCTATCATAACCACTTCGCCAGTCTCTATGCACACCAGCGCCGGGATGCCTTTATTAACTGATTTGTACATGCCTCTGTTGCTCATTAAGCATTAGTATAACAAACCAAAAACCCCACCAGCGCGGTAGGGTTTTATTGGCGAATTGGAGTTCTAGGTTATAGAGTGTCTTACTTCCCTACAACCATAGCGCCATCATACCATGACAGATTGACCACTACCACTGGCAGTTTTCTCTTTTTTGAAACGGCGAGCGCCGTAATAAGCAAATGCTGCAGCCTCTGTAGGGTCACTCTGAATATCCGGGTTCATGCTTGCATAACCATACATCCCATCTTTGCCAATGGACCGCTTTTTAACTGTACGGATTGAGACATTTAAAGCAGGCTGGTTAAAGTGAGTCAGCATTTTCATCTCAATGGCAGTATGGAATGCCGCATAAGCTGCACCTGCCTCTTTAGCATTTGGTGTCAGTATGCGCTTGGTTAGCTTTGGCTCAGTACGCAATAATTCCTCAAGTAATAGCTGTGTGCCTGCCGCGCCATCAATGATGATTTTGTTAGCTTTTTTCCAGCGCTTATTATCCATCAAGAAATGCACAATCCATGTTGTACCGGCGCTCATTGGCTTACGCTCTACCAGCTCAACATGCACCTTGCCATCCGGCATAAGCACACCTACAGCTAATGAGACTGCACTGCCATCCGGCGCAAACTTAATGGCATATACAAGTACCGGGTTATCAGGCAGCTCTACCTTTGGCACAGCCAGTGGTGACCATAGCTCATCACTAATGGCTCGCATACTTTCCACTCCGGCAATCCAGCCAAGGCGCATTTTATTAAAGCTGTCCACTGCCATTTTCTTTGACTCGCTGCGGACCGCCTGCACCATTAAGAAATAGCCAAGGCTTGGGTTAGTTTCATACCAAGCATCCTCATCACTAGGGTCTGTGATAGTTTCAACTGACCACTCCTGCCAACAGGTCTCAGTATCTTTGCCCTCAAGTACAGCTCTGCGAATACGCATAAACACCACACCAGCAGAGCCACCGCTTGGCGGCGTACCTACCCTAATCACCTGCTGATTTTGAGACTTACCGGCTGAAATGGTAGGCAGTAAAGCCTCCTGCTGGGCATCAGTTTCCTCTTGGTCCTCATCCAGCAGCAGCGCATCATTGGTAGTACCCAAGCCGCCGGTCCGGGTTCTAGTGCGGAATACACAGCGCCCACCATTCCTAAGCTCGCAAAAGTCTAGGCTTTTTGGCTCATTGTTAAAGTCATCTGTCAGCATGTCGCGGATTTCCTCATCGGCATCATAGAAAAAGCGCATAACGCGGCGCTTAATCTCATCAACTGTTTTATCTGAGTGGGCTGTATAAATTAATGCCTCGCCCAAGAAAATCATGCCGCCAACTATCCGGGCTATAAGCAGCTCGGACTTACCATTTTGCCGGGGTACTAAAAGCCCTGCCTCCGGGTTTACCCACATCCATTGCCCCTCAGCGTTTTGCTCTACTGCCAGCCACTTGTATATGACCATCTTTTGCCAGAGTAATAACTTGATGCCGTAATGCTCTAGCAATCGGATTACTTTATCGGCAAGCCAAATGTCACCATCTTTGTAAATATCAATGCGCGGTTTCTGGTTGCCTAATCGTTTTGTACTCATCCGTTTGCCTCAATATCTTTAATGGTTACTCTTGCTGCATAGCTGGTTTTGCGCCGCCCCTCGCCTGCTTTGACCGGCTTTTTACTGGTGGTCCTAACATCAGCGCCGGGCATCCCGGCTAATAACTGCCCTACTACAGTTGCCTTTTTAGGACCAATCCGCTTTTCGTAATCGCTAATGGCTGTCATCACTTCGGTTAATTCACGCGCTAGGGCTGCCGTATCGCGCGCCCCTGCGCCTTTTTCTAGCTTTTCGGCTAACTTATTGCGTGTTGCCTCTAATACGCCCATGCGGTCATTCTTGAGCGCCTTGGCTACAATGCCCTCGCCATCTTTAGCTTTAGGACCACTCAGCGCGGATTGGTGGATTTTGGCAATGCGCTGCGGATTGCTGATAATGTCATGCCACATGCGTAATGCGCTATAAGCCTCAGCATCTAGGATGTCTTGCCCGGTAATGACTAATGTGCGTATATGGCTGGCTGGCAGCGTTTTAAAATAGTTAAGCCAGTGGTCATAGTCTACTTGCTTGGTAAGTTTGATTTTAAGGTTAGTCTCATTCCACTCATCACACATTTGCTTAAACTGTTTGGGGCTTAGAGCAAAAAAATGCTTTTCAAATAGTGCCTCAGTAAATATAGGCTGCGCTTTTTTAGCTGGTTTCTTTTTTTGAGCAACTTTTTTACTCGGCTTTTTAGTTGCCTTAGTAGGTAGCTTTTTATTCTTAAGCACATCTTTAACAGCGGTAGGCTCGCTTGGTTTGCGGCTTGCCTTAGTTTGCGCTGGTTTCTTTTTGGCTGGCATGATTACTGCTCATCCCTAGCCCTAAAGCCCATAGGCGGCTTTTTACTTGGGTATACACCCGGACCTTTATATTTGCAGTAGGCATCAGGCACATAAACCTCTTTGAGCGCTACATTGTCATCAGTGGTATAGGGCTGAATAATCCAATAAATTTGCCCACTAAGGTATATGACCTTGCCGGTAGCAATGCCGATTGTTTTAGAGGTGACATCCTCTATCTCATCCCCTAGCTTAATACCCTTTTTAGACATTGGTAGTAAGCCTTATTCTGTTGGTGACTCAGACAGCTCAAAATGCTCGCCGCAATGTGGGCAAGTTACCTCATGGGCTTTGTAACCGGCTTTGTCATCCTTGTCATCGCCATCACTGCCCGGAAATTTAAAGTCTACACCCCACTCTTTCAGCTCATCCATATCCCATTGATTGGCAAGAATGTCATCATCCCAATCACCGGCGGTGGAGTTGTCTTTAATCATAAATTCGCGTTTTTGTTTTTTGGTAAGCCCAAACATTTGCTTAACAAATACATCCTCATAGCCAAGGTCTTTAAGCGCGTAAATGCGCTGATGCCCGGCAAGTATGTTGTTATCCTCATCAATAACAATCTCGCGTATTTGTTTCATTTCAGGAAATTCCTGCAATGATTTTTTCAAAGCCTCATATGCTTTGCGCCCAATTTTTCTGGGGTTTTCCTCACTCGGCAGCAAATCATCTATCTTTGCTACATATGTTTTAAAAGTAACCTCCGCCATTCCGCCTGCTCCTTTCTTAACCGGGTAGTTCCCGTCTACGGTTTGTTGGTTATGTTGTGATTATAGCATAATCATTACTGTATAATCTTTGTATACAGATTGGAGGTAACAACTGATGGACCGCACACCGAAAAAGCCCTGTAAGCATTGTGGGCTGATGGGTCATTTCGCATATGCTTGCTATCAAAATCCCAAGAGGGCGCTAAAACAACTCAAGCGGTCACCGATTAATAAGGTAGGCAAACAAACAAAGCAATGGTTTGTAACTCGCGCATCTTGGATTAGGCACAATCCACCGCCCATTGAGGGCAAATATTGGATGTGCTACCTGCGTATACACCCTTGGTGTCCGGGGCGCATTGATGTGGCACATCTAACCTTGGACCATGTTGTTAGCCGCACTAGGGATGTTAAGCTGCGCTTTAATCAAGATAATCTTAGACCTGCCTGCATTTACTGCAATGGTGAAAAGGGCAGCAAGTCACTTGACCAAGTAAAGCCTGCACCTGTACAATAAATGTATTCAGTCTTAAAAATAAATACTGACCAATAAAAAAGAGCGCTGTGCGAGGGCGCTCTTTTTGGTTGTACTTATAAGTTCAAGCCAAGGAATACGATTACAAAAGCAATCAGTGCCGCAATCCCGGCATACCTGTTATTAGGTGTCTTATCAAAAAGACAGCCTACCAAGTAGACAACTATGGCAATCACTAGCGAATACAATAAATGCATAGGACTCCTTAATTATTAATGCAATTATTTTACACTAGCGCGGCGGTTTTGTATGTAAGCAATCGCTGCTGCTGGCACACCAACTAACACAGCCAAGCCTAGCAAAAGCTCAAAGCCCTGTGTCTTAACAAAGTTCTGGGTATATTCACTTACACCTGGCAAGCCCCATAGACCGTATAAGAATGCTGCTACAGTGGCTAGTACACTCTGCAAAAATGTGCGAGCTGATTTAGCTTTTGGTGTGTTGTTTTCTGGGTTTAAAAGATTGTCGTTTTTCATAGTTTGCCTTTCTATTCTTTAGATATTAAGCCTAATAACTGCCCAAGCCTGCGTAACCATGACTTGCCTGCCTCCTCATCGGCGCGGCGCTGTGCCTCAAGCTCTAATACTCGCTTGCCTGCCTCAGTAGCTTTTGCGCTTTCCTCAGCAACCTTAGCATTAGCATCTGCCACTGCCTTTTGTGCTGCCGTAACTTCTGCCTTAGAGCCGCCTAGGGCTTGCTCTAGCTCAACTACCCGGCGCTTAAGAGCCTCTTTAGCATCGCGGTAGGCTTGCCCATTTACCCACTGAGTCCAAATAAACTCTTTAACTGGCTTGCCCAGCCAAGCATTCATAAATAGTTGGTCATATTCACCGGCATGGGTTTTATGCAAATCCCAGCCGCCAATTTCGCTATGTGCTATCCGCAATAAGCCTACATCATCTTTAGTAATCATCTCGCTTGTACCCTCCTGCACCCATTTATCAAAATTAATAAACTGCTGACCTTGAGAAATTGGGCGAGTGTTCTTAGTAGTATACAACGCCCTAGCACCGTTAGCCTCATAATTAGCCTCACCCTGTAAGTCTATCCAAATATGACCATAGTGTACGCCGCCAATGTAGCCCATGTCACGATTGACCACAATAGTAAGCCAGCCTTTGCCGGGTGTGCCTAAGCCTTGGCGTATGTATGTATCACCGGCATCTATTGCATTGCCGCGCGCTGCATATGGATTTGGTACGCCTAAGAATTCCATTAATGCTTTAGTGAGCGTTACACATTGACCATTGAGGTCAGGGTAGCCGGGATGCGGCGCAATTTTACCAACTTGGCTATCAAGAAATGCGCGTATTTCGGCTTTAGTTCTCGCCATCATCTGCCTCAATTACTGCGGACTCAGGCACATAGGCTTTGATTGCCTTAGCACTAATTTCTGGTTGTTCGTCAGACATAGCCAAACCCCTTTTCTATATTGCCATTATATCACGCTTGCGGTTTTACCAAGGATTTGATAGCGGCACAGGATTAGTAACTGCCTGCCCTGCGTAATCCTCAGCCATCCTAGCGCCCTTTTTACGATTGCAACGGCTGTGAGTGAGTTGTAGGTTATCTAGCTCATATAGCGAGCCACCACGCGCCCTAGGTACTTTATGGTCCACTTCTACCGCCAGCGGCGAAAAAGCCGGTGCATCTAGGTCAATGTAGGTGTGACAAATAGCACAGACAGCATCTAGGCTGGCTATAGCGCGCTTGCGAGCTAAAGCCCACTCTGTCTTATTCCATTTTTGGACTGTAGGCATGTGACCATCCATAGCCTCTACTCTGGTTTATTTTTCTTAAAATCGTATTTAAAAGGCTTTTTCTTTTGCTTGTCATACCAGTCTTGAATTTCAATAAAATGCCGGTTGGTAGGGTCTGCCGGTACAATAAAGGTTTTCTCATCCTTTTGGGTAACCAAAAACTGTGGCTCAGTTTCAGTGGTTACAAGTTCTACTGTGGTTACTTCGTTAAAATCCATAATTAAAGCTCCGCATCTACTGAGTAAATATTATCAGCCTCTGTATGAAACCTATTAGCAAGGGTCATGCCAGAAAAGCCCTGCACATTTATTGTAGCACCGTTGGTATTGGCAACAGCAGAGGTAATAGCCAGCGGTGCAGGGGTGCGCGATGCTACCCAAGTTTCCTCATGGTTGGCGGTTGTATTCAGTACACCCACTGTTGGTGTGCCTCTTTTAGTAGTTGCAAACTTTGCAAGCAGCTTTGCGGTGGATGCAGAGCCAACTTGCCCAAAGATACCGCGACTGACAACCTCATAAAATCTTTCGCATAGCATTTGCTCTGTGGCAACTGGTCTTGGCAGGTATTGAGCCGCATTAGCGCCTACATTAAGCATGACCTGTGTAATGTAGAAATCATCACCGGCAGTTATAGTGCCATCATCTACCCAAATCACTACAGCCACATTTTTAGTGCTGGCTGTGTCAATCGGTACATTTTCAACAGTGAAACGCTGCCAACTAGAGGTAAGGTTTATATCTGCCGGGGTGTTTTCCATTGTCCAGTTAGTAGCCCAAGTAGGGTTAGTGCCGCCTTGCGCCCAAGCACTGACCACATCGCTAGTAACCGCATCCTCTGTGCCGGTCCATGATAGGATTGCACAGCGCAATTTTGAAATCTCTGTGCCATTCGTTTTAGCATAAAAGCTCAGTGATACGCTCTTGCCAAATAGCTGGTAGGCATCTCTGCCCTCTAGTATCTGTACAATACCGCACTGGTTGTTAAGCGTAACATTGCTGAATTTCATGCTGTATTTGCTGCCGCCGGTTGTTGGTACATCGGTATCACGCGCCACAGTCCATGCAGCATTAGCCTCTGTTAAGAAATTCCAGCGGTCACAGCCGGTGTAAACATCATCATTGGGTGTGGCGCTGGTGTTGCGCTGCCAAATGTCACAGCCGCCATTGATAATCATATTTTGGGATGTGCCAAGCCCGGCAAGGGCTGTGGCTATTTCGGCAGGGCTTAGATTATCGTTTATAAAATCAAGCAATGTTTGTATTGTGGTGCGCTTGGTTGTTGGACCAGTAGGGTCATTTAATGGAAAATAATGGTTACCATCAATGCTGGTATCGTTTGGCAATCCACTTACTTTTACTTCCTCATCCATGATTTTATTATATCCTTATTGGTTAAGTTTAACTAGGTGCGCTTGGGTTAGCAACTGTCTGCTCTGCAATCAGACTTCTTTGCATCTGCTCAACAACGGTAGGCAGGTTCTTAGGCAGCATGCCCAAGGTAAGTGTAACCATGCCCGGTGTATAGTCTCGGCGCACAATTAATAGCTGCATTTGGTCAATAAAGTTGCCAAAGTTGCCAAAGCCTACAACCTTACCCGGCGTAAGCAAACTAATATCCATGACACTTGCAGGTATTGTAACTGTGGTCTGCTGCTTTTCGTTACCAAACTCATCAATCATGCTTTCACCAACAGCATCAGCGGTAGTAGCTACTGTAACTCGGTTATCGCTCTTGCGGTTAAGCCTAGGACCATAGAGGTTTATGCTGTCACTATCAATGTATTGCTTATAGAGGTTTTGACCACCGCCGGTATCACCACCGCTAAACAGCACTTTATTTTTGACATTCTCAATGCTTAGGGTTAGTTGCAGCTCATTTATGTGGATGGTTTTAATAAGCATATAATCTGGTGTTGCCGAAATTTCTTTAAATTCCATTTCGTTAGTACCAACATCAATGCGCCAATAGAAATCAGAGGGTGACATATCCCTTATGGCTTTAATTGCCTCTAGGACCGTTTGAACACTAAATGTATACGATAATGTTAAGCCGGTGGCATCAACATCCGCATCCGCTGCAGTAATTCTACCGCCCTGACTTGTGTAGTCATCCATGATAGGCAGAAACATGCCAGTTGTAGGGTCTACGCTTGAGAATACTGCCTGTGTATTTAGTACGCCGCTGTAGGCTTTAAAATAAAGGTCTTGCCCGGTAACCACACCATAGCTGCCGCCACCGCTGCCGCCTGAGTAATTAGAGCTATACATATCACCGCTGCTATAGCCGCCTGCAGTATTGATGCCAACTTGTATGGATTGTCCGGGGTCTACAGATACTGCCGCAAAAGCGGTTGTTAATCCCTCTGTAAATTCTGAAAATACAAATTGCACATCAGCCGCTGCAGCTACAACATTTTGGCTTGTGCTGGTAAGTAGTGAGCCATTTGGCGCATCGTACAGTGATACGGTAACTCGCGCTGTGCCATTTAACCTGAGTGTTATGGCTGCAATATTAGTGCCTACTACCGCGATTGTTTGACCGCATCTATTCCAGCCTGCGCCCTTATCACCATCTTGGCTAACAGTAAAGTTGCTGTTTGTAGTAGCTTGTGCCTGCTGCTCAGTCAGGCTAGGCGGTACACCGCGAGTAATATAGTTATCCAGCTCAATGCCGCCATCGCTCATTAACTGCAGGCTTATAACAGGATTGTTGCCACCAAACCGGGCATTGATGCGCTGAATTTGACCGCTATACATAGCCTTGCCATTAGGGTAGTAATAGCAATATTCCATAACAACCACTCTATTGCCGTTTTTGAGCAGGCTGTTGTTATTGTCATCTGTGCCAATCGTAAAGGGCATAATGCCGCCATCTGTGACAATGTAGCGCCCTGCCTCGTCAGTTATCCACTCACCAAGCTCTGTAGTAAGCCTTTTGCTGCGGTTTCTGGTAATGTCCGGGGTTAAGCCAACATCAATGCCAAGGCTCACACCGGCGGTTTCTATATCCTCACTAAATTGGAATGGTGTTATTACCTTTGGTATGTTGCCTAAGTAAGTACCGGCATTATCGTACACTTTGTAAACATGGCGCTTTGGTACATCTGCAGGCGGCACATCAAAGTCATAGTGCCAATAAACAGTAACCCGGAAAAAATCAATCGCAATACTAAAGTCATTAGGGCTTGAGGTAAATGTAGCCGAAAAAGCCAAACCGAAATTGGCGGCATTTATTTCTGCAGGTGTCCATGTAGTACCCCAAAGGTCATCATCACCGCCGTAAGTCCAAACATTAGATAATGAGCTGCCTGTGCCAGCTTTGTTATCACCAACACTGCTGCCTGCCTTTTGCAGCCGTACAGAGCCATTAGACTCTGCCCATCGGTTGCTGCTTGGTACTTCAATCTGGGCAACAATACCATCAATCACTGCATTGGTGGGTATATCAAAGGCAAAGCCGCGCCCTATCAAATCCTGTGTTTGAAAAATAGTATTGAAAAAAGCCGATGTAGCATTAGAGCCATCATCAGCAAAGATGTTAGCCGGGTTAGCCCATTGGCTATCAGAGCCAGTACCGTTAGTAGTGGGTGTAGTGGTTGGGTATTTTGGTCCTGTGCTGTAGTTTAGCGGAGGCATTAGTCATTACCTCCTATAAATACATCTTGTAATATTCAATTAATATATCAAAGTTGCGCGCGGTAAACCCATCTGAATAATTAAAGGTGGTTGCGCCCGGCTCAAATTCTGGCACAGCGCCGGTGTAATCTACAGGGTCACCATTGAGCTTAACCAGCTCGCCATTTTCGTCAGCAGGATTAATAACTAGCACATCGCCTGCTTGGAATGTAACACCAGTGATGTTTACGCTTTGCCCATTACTTGCATTACCAAAGCTAAGGTAACCAGTGCCGCCAGTGACACTATTAATTGTGATAGTGATTACAGGCAGTTGGAATGGTGCAGAGCCTAGGAAACTGTAGGCATCAGCATAGCTGCTGCTGGTGCGCCCGGCTGCACTAAGGGCGGTTGTTGCTACAATATCTCGCCCAAAGGGGTTGGTACACATAAAGCCAGCGGACCACTTCGCTATAAAGTGGCTGCCTTTTTGGTCAATCGCAAGTGAGTTAAGTGTAGAAATAAAGCGCCGGGTTGCGCCGCCCTTTTCAACATCTAAATTACCATCCTTAGCCCTTAAATAGCCATTGAATACATCTATGCGGCTATCTAGGTCACTTTGGCTGCTGCCTTTGATAACGCCGCTTAAAGAGACTGCGCGGCTTGGATAATCAACATTAGGTATAACACTGCGGTTAGCGTTTGCGAGTGCAAACATTGCAGCTACTTTGGCTGGCAAATCGGTTATTTTAAAGTCATTAACTATAATGCCCACATCGGTTGTAGGGTCATAAGTCTGTAGATTGTTGCTATCAAAGCTAACCGCGCCAGTCATTAGTATGCTCCCTGCACAGGTGTTGCGCCCATACCTACATTGATTATATCTTGATTGAGCTGCTTAAAGAATTCCTTTACAGCACTTTGGTCACCCAATACGATTGTGCCGATTGTAACAGTTTGGCTGGTATTGCCGCCGGGCGCTCCTGCGCTTATGGCATTGAGGCTTTTAGCACCAAATGCTATTGATGGGTCATAAAGTGGGCTGGTCATGCCTACAATCGCCTTATCAGCCATGTTGCTGGCTGCCTTGCTGACCATATCGCTAGTTGCATCAATACCCATAGCTAGACCGGCAGGGATTTGCTTACCAAGCGCTGCGGCTACCCTAGATGGTGATTTAATGCCTAGAGCTGATTTAATCGGACCGGGTATTTTATCTTTAACAAAGCCAACAATTTTATCTTTGAGCCAGCCGCCCATGTCCTGTATACCATTCCACAAGCCTTTTACTACATCTTTACCGATATTAAGCAGGCTGCTTGGCGAAAGTACATTAGCTATGGTTTTAATAATATCCCATGCCGCCTTAGCAACACCGCTAACCATACTGACAATGCCGGATATGACAGCCTTGAGTAGTTGCACACCGGCATCAATCATTTGCCTAATAAATGTGGGGTTGGTCAGCACAGCCAGAATATTTTTGATAATTACCGGCAGAGCCGCGACAAGCGCATTAACAATAATTGGGATGGCTGTAATAAGCGCCATCATTAACTGCACCATGCCCATAATGATTTGCTGCAGCGCGGTTGGCTCAGTGAGGCTGGTGACTATGGCATCTACTATCTCTGGTATTGCTTGGCTAATAATCTGAATGATTTGCGGCAGAGCCTGTAAAATCGCTAGGAATAGCTGCACAAAGGCTTTGATTAGGACCGGCAGGGCAGACACCAATACCTGCACAATGGTAGGCAAGGCGGCTATGAGGGCATTTAGTAGGTCTTGCACAGCCGTAATCAGGGCAGGTACTAATACTGGTAATGCCTTAGCTAGAGCCGGTACAAGCGCCTTTAGGACCGCCCCAATGCCTTGCACAATCTTAGGCAGCATAGCTACTATCTGCGGTATGGCAATCTCAATAGTGCCAAGCAGTGAGTCTACAAAGCCATCAATATCACCTTGCCCGGCTAGTAAGTTATCAAATGCCTTTTTGGTAGTATTTAAGCTACCTGATAATGTTTCATTTTCTTTGGCATAGTTACCGGCATATTTGCCTGTTTTTTCCATAAACATCTGCTGTGCCAAGCCTATTTTTTCTTGTGATGACATGGATGCAGTAGATTTGTCTATGCCTTTAGATAGTGCATAAGCCTGAATGCTGGTGTCATTCATAGCGACACCTAAGTTATCCATCATGGTAAAGTTGCCCTTAGCCATGCCAGCTACAGCCTCTAGTGCATCGGTTGTACTGATGCCCATGATTGAGGCAATATCTGATGCGCGCTGCATAGAGTCTGCAGACATTTGCATTGACTGTTGGACACTAAAGCCAGCGCCTTGGAATAGAGACCCCATTTTGTTAGCGCCCTGCAAAAACTCTTGCTGCGATAACCCGGCTTGTGAGTAAGCAGTTTTGGCTTTCTCTTGGATAGCTGTAGCAAACTCACCAAACACAGCCTCAGAGCCGCCTAGTTGCTGCTCAAGT